AGTCCGCGGATGATGTCGCTGAACGAAGACGTGTCACGAAGCGCCTCGACTGAGTCGAGCTGCGAAACGTAGGCGACCATGTCAGCGTGGTAGGCAACAGCCTGAGGCTTGGTCTCGGTGAAGAGAGGCGACTCAACGATGGTCATGCCGTAGAGACGACCGATAACACCGTTGCGGATGCCTGATGCGTCGTTGCCAAGCTGCGAAGCGTCCGACAGACCGAGGAGGAGCAGGTCAGCCATAGCGGAGTTCACGACACAGTAGCGGTTAGCGGCAGGGACCTTAGCGGCGGTGAGGGCCGTACGGATCTTACGGAGAGCAGCCTTAGCGTTGTCGCCCGTGGTGATTGCGGTCGTACCCTGCGAGGTACCACCGGAGATCATCTGAGCGATGACGTAGGTCTCTGAGTCTTCGGCGAGTCCACGTCCGGCAGCGGTGCTCCACTGGTCGAAAGTGCCACGGGCCTGAACGGCGTTAACGTCGTCGACCTTGAAAGCGAAGTACTTCTTCTGGCCAATGACCAGAGCGACGGTTGAGTCGCTCAATGCTTCGGCAGTCGAGGTACCGGAGTAGGTGCCGATGGTTGGGGTAACGGCGCCGGTGATGTTGACTTGTGAACCGTAGGTGACATCGCCAGTGAACAAGGTGTTCAACGTAGGGATAACAACTTGATTCTGCTGGAACGACGTAAAGACCGCCGAGGACCAGACCTGGGGGATGTAGTTGGAGATTGCCATTTTGGAATCTACCTTTCTTGGTTAGGGGTTTTTAGGACTTACCTAGAAGGGAGTTTGCCCTGCGGCCGTCACTCTCGGTGGGAGTCTTAGGACCGGTATCGCTACCGGCGTTATTCATATGCTACACAATCAAAAAAACTGACTGAGTTGGATTAAATCTTACCCAGCAATCCATCGAGGCGGCCGTCAGCCTTGGCCTTCATAATCTCCGCTGGAGTCATGCGATCCAGTTGCGCAACGTCGGTGATTGCACCGGCGGTTGTGCTGGACGGTTTGCCCTGGTTGGAATCTGGGAGGGGTGGCTTCGGCGTTGAAGCCTTTTCCATGAGTGACAGAATCGTGTCCGCTTCGGCCTCGAGCTCTTCTTGCGTCGATCCGCGTAGGAGTTTGGTGGCATCGCCGGTGATTCCCTTGGCGCTTGCAATCTGCAAACGTAGGAGCTCAGCCCGAGCGGATTCCGCTTCGGCCTTCGTGGTGGCCAGTTCCTCAGCAAGTCGCTCTTGGATTGGCTTTTGGGCGGCCTCAAACTCACGCCAACGGGCGGCGGCATCGGCATCAGCCTTAGCCAGTTTCTCCCATTTGCGAGCGTTGCGCTTCCATGAGTCCAATGAATCCTCGGGGACCTGCGTCGCTTCGGGTTCTACGGCCTCAATCGTTTCCTCGACTAATGCAGTCTCGGTAATTGTCTCTTCACTCATAATGCTCCTCTGCAGGATTGGCGACCATGCGGTCGGTTTGGTTAGGCGCGTCCGGTATTGGCTCTCATTTTGGCGAGAACTTCCTTAGCCGTACCACCCTGGGCATCATCATACTCCTGGGCGAAATCGGCGTAGTAGTCCGGCACGATGGGGGCCTCACCCTCGAAGACCACTTCGGTAGTGCAATGGCAGTTGGCATGGAAGTCGGGCTCATAGGAATAAGTTCGAGTTCCGATTAGGTTTCCCTCAGCTGCGCTAGTGCTCGAGAACGCCATCAGGGCGCAGAACGCGCAGGCTCCCGGTTCCGCTACCCGTTGGACGGTCTTTGTGACTGAGTCCTGGCCAGCGTTAAAGTCCATCGTCTCTCGGTTGTATTGCGAGACATAGAGGGTCATGGCGTTGGAGAGAATGTCGGGGATGGTGTCGAAGCCTTGATCCATAAAGGTTGCCATTCCGTAGTTGACAATCGCGTCGGTCTTGGCACCGAGATCGAATATCGGGAGTGTTGCCTTGTAGACCTTGGTCGAGTTGGCGAACAGTTCTCTGGTGGTGTCGTAATAGTCCGCGGCCGTCACGGCGTTGATGTTCCCATAGCGCCCGATAATGCCTGGCACGACCTGACGGAGAAAGCCGCCTAGTTCATTCTGCCCTAGGTTTGCTCCCTTGCTCAGCACCGGCAGGGCCTCGCGCTTCATCAGCGTTGAGACGTGGAGCATAGTGTTGCGATTTTTGAGAGCGAGCGCCTTACGCGTTGGCATTACGGGGCAGGTGTGGGATTAGCCGCCTGGGCAAGTTGAGCGACTAGATCGGTGGCACCGTTCCGTGCCTTATCCCTGGCAAGTTGAGCCTTTTCCGCGTCGCTGAAGTTGAGTCGGTTATAGGTAACTTCGGAGTCCGCTAGGAGTACGCCAGCCTGGATGAGTTTTACAGCTGCGTCCGTCGAGGCGGCCACAGTCGGGGTCGAGGCATCGCGCCAGATTGGGCGCACGTCGTTCACCTCTGAGGGGATGACACCGTCGCGCACTAGGAGCGACAGTTTGGCGACCTCTGACCAGGTGCGACCGAACTGCTTCTGACGGCGTTCTGCGCGCTTCACCAATCGGTTCTCGAGCGCACGAATCGCGTCGGCGCTTGCAGGGTTGTCCGTTTGGAGTCCTAGGTAGGAGGTGGGGATGGAGGTTTCGGCGGCCAGCATTTGAGCGTAGGCGCGAAGTTGATCGAAAAATGGCGCTGGGGAGTTCGAGCTGAACTGACCTACCTGCGGCATTACGCCATCGTCATCGTTGTAGTTGAGCCCGAGGACTCGACCCTGAATGACCGACCAGCCGTTTGTGGGGTTTCCGTCAGCGTCGACGAAGGCATCCTCTGAGGCCCCAAGGATATAACGCTGAGGACTAGCGAAAAACTCACGGCTGATTTCTGCCCCTACGAGCGTTCGCATTGCGGAGTCGGTAATCGACATCACGGCCCTAGTTATCTCAGAACGACCCCACGGGTCGCCAGAGCGAGGATTGTTAATGAGGGGGGCGCAGGGTACGCGGCCGAGATTGTGATCGTCACGGGCGATTTCGAGCCATTCATTTCGGCCAAGTCCGAACAGGATGGTGGAGTTCGGCAGGTAGAGCGACCCACCATCGACTATACCCTTTTCGTTAAACCGCGCTAGGAGAGCTGCGATAGGACGGCGCGTTCTCATGTCGTAGATGGCAGTCGCTCGCTTAGGGGATTCGATGGTGATGAGGGGGTCAGGTTCACCCTCTTGGCCCTTGCCTACGAAGACAAAGCCGGAGCCGTAGATGAGCGCGTCTTTGTGGCCCTGGCTACTTTCGAGGTCTAGTTCGTTGGCGCGGTAGATCGCGTCGAGTCCGAGGTTCGTGCCGCCAATCCAGCCCTCAAAGTCAAGGCGTTCCTCGAGCACGTCGACGGCCGTTCCGGCCCAGCCCACAACTGAGTTCAGCATCTTGAGACCAGGTGGGACCGAGATGTTTAGATCCTTGAGTCGTTGCTTACCTTCGTAATAGCACTCACGGACCGAGTTCTGAAACTGATGGTCCATGAGCTTGTCGGTTAGTGCGCTGATTAGGCTGGATTCTTCGGGGCTCAGACTCATAGGATGTGCGCCTTTCTAGGGCTTGTCGATTTCTGGCGCTCTTTAGTTGCCTGGCGAGCACCATTTGCCAGCACCGCGCAGGCGAGTAAGTCGATTTTGCGCGGAGAGTTCTTCTTTTCCTTCCTAAAACTACCAGCCTCAGTCGCCACGGCGTTGAGTACATGGCGACTTAGCCTGGCATCTCCATCATGGCCAATCTCGCCAGACACTAAATCGGCTAAAAACTGCTGGGCCATTGGGGCGACTCGGTGATTTGTTGGGGGGATTCGCTCGACGCGGCGTTTGTAGGTCTTGGACCAGTCGAGGACATTCGCTTCATAGAACGATGGATCGCACCACAGCATTTTCACATCGTATTGCTCAAAGAGTTTCTTAATCGAGGCTTCGACTTCGTGCTGGTCGACCGTCCATTCGGGGTCCTGAGGGTCAGGCTCCCAAACTTGATGAACTCCAAGCGTTCCCGTAGCCACGTCTTGGATAACAATGCCCGTAGCGTCGCCAGAGATGGAGCCGTCGAAACCAGCCGTGACCTGAGCGCCCTTGGCAATCCCTTCGGGGCGTTGAGATAGTCCCCAATAGTGGGGTGAGATGAAGTCCTCACCGGCTAGTCGGACCCACTTGTTTAGGCGGTAACGCTGGAAGGCTGAGAATCCCGTGGCTCCGGCCTCCGCGATCGCGGCCTCGAAGTCCCCTTGATCCATGAGCCCTTCGGCAAGGTTCGGGTTAGCGGCTTTCCAGGTAACAGGGTCAGTCGGGTCCGCGTCATCTTGAGCCTCCCACCACCAGAAACCGAACTGAGGGTCCTCGATGTCGCCATTCGACACGCGTCGACCATATTCGTAGAGCCGTCCTAGCAGGGTGTCGGTGTGTCCTCCGGCCGTGGTGATTGCTACGACCAGAGATTCGGGGCGGTCGCCGGAGCCCTGGGTAAGTGCTTCCCACAGCTCATCGCCACGTTGGTTCGACATCGACGACGGCCACGCGTGGAGTTCGTCGGCCACGACCAGCGACGGAGCGAGTCCGTGAGCCCTCATGGCATCAGCGGATAGCGCCCGATAGATCGAGCCTTTCGAGGGTAGTTCGAGTACGTCTTTATAAACCTTGATAATGCGCGATAGGGCAGGATTGTCCAGGACTTGCTGGCGAGCCTCCCCGAAGACGATGCGAGCCTGAGCGCGGTCACTTGCTGCGGAGTAGACCTGCCCACCTGGAGCGCCATAGACCAAGTGCTCAAGAGCGATGGCGGTTCCGAGTAGGGACTTGCCATTCTTACGGGGCAGGCCGATTACAGCTCGACGGTAGCGCATTAGGCCTGTGACAGGGTTGACCTCAAAGAGTCGATCCATGAGCCATGATTGCCAGGCCGTGAAGTCCACCGGTTCACCGACCTTAAAGCCTCGAGATGCCTTTAGGAGCGTGGCGGCAAAGTCCGTGACGTTCGGTCCCCTGGTTAGGTTGGTGAGCGAGGGGACGGAGTAGGCCGGAGCCCAGAGCTCATCAGCCGCCGGTAGCACGTTGCGCCCTACGCTGCGCTAGTTCGTCGAGTTCATCGCGGACGCGTACTTCGGCCAGCCCTAGTCGAGCGCGGTCCGAGGGGGAGAACCCAATAGCGGATAGCCAGGTAGTCATCTGAACGCGCAGCTCTTTAAGTTGGTTGACCATTGGGTGAGTCACAATCTGACCGTTGGCCGTCTCGTAGAAACGGGCGATATGACCTTCCCAGATTCCGCGGCGGATGTTCTCAGCCTCATCGTGGGCGCGGCAAAGCATCTCAATCATGGTTCGGTCGGACTCTGGGGAGAGCCACTGTTTGCCAGCGGTCCAGATATGGTTCCAAAGAATGAGCCCATCGTCATATAGACCGACGGGAGCCATGGGTATCGACGTTAATCCAGGTAGGTGTGGAGCGTCGGTAGTGGGGTGAGGTTTCTTAGTGCGCTCTTTAGGAGCCGGTGGCCGGCCCATAGGTCGACCAGTGTTTGCCTTTGGCATTTCTTACCTTTCCATCCAAGCCATGCGGTTTGGCAATGGTGGCCCTGCGGCCTTGAGTCATCTTACCCAGGCGGGGGGGAACATCCATATAGCCGCGTGTTGGCT